CATGCGATTATGGTTATGGGTCTTATAGTGCTGTGTTGTGGTTTGCTGTTTCTCCAGATGAGCAACTTATACTATATAGAGAGTTATACGTTTCTAAAGTCCTTGCCACAGATTTGGCAGAAATGGTACTAGACTTAGAGCAAGAAGATGGTAATATAAAATATGGTGTACTTGACAGTTCTCTTTGGCATAAACGTGGCGATACTGGTCCTTCGCTTGCTGAACAAATGATTATGAGAGGATGTCGTTGGAGACCATCAGACAGAAGTAAAGGTAGTCGTGTGGCTGGTAAAAACGAAATACATAGAAGACTACAAATAGATGAGTTCACAGAGAAACCTAGAATGGTATTTTTTAATAATTGCACTGAGACTATAGCTCAGATACCTGCAATACCTCTTGATAAAAAGAATCCTGAAGATGTGGATACAAGAGCAGAAGATCATATCTATGACGCATTAAGATATGGTGTAATGACTAGACCTAGATTTAGTATATTTGATTATGATCCTATGGGTGTACCAAAACAAAATATGCCCATAGCTGACGCAACGTTTGGATATTAATATGGCAGAAGAAGACATTCCTATGGAGGTAGAATCAGTATCTTTAGAAGATAGTGAGGATACAGCAAAAACTGATGAGGGAACAAATAATATGATTCCATTCATCATGGGTAAGTATTATAAAGCTGATGACTACCGAGATCAAGATGAACAGAGATGGTTGAAAGCGTACCGAAACTATAGAGGTCTCTATGGTTCAGATATACAATTTACTGAGGCAGAAAAATCTAGAGTTTTTATAAAAGTAACAAAGACAAAAACATTAGCAGCCTACGGTCAGATTGTTGATGTTTTATTTGCAAACAACAAATTTCCGTTGAGTATAGAGCCAACGGAGTTACCAGAAGGAGTAGCAAAAGATGTTTCATTCGATCCTAAAGAACCTGAAGGAATGGGTAGTAATCTCATGGAATCACCTTATGGATTTCGTGGCGATGGCATGGATTTACCTAAGGGAGCAACTGAGAAGAGTTTACAAGAAAGGCTTGGTCCTTTGCAAGAAAAGTTGTCAGAAGTTGACAATCTTAAAGAAGAAGTTGGTAAAACGCCTACAGCGATAACATTTAGTCCTGCCATGATAGCAGCTAAATCTATGGAAAAGAAGATCATGGATCAGCTTGAAGAATCAGGAGCTAACAAACATTTAAGAAGCACAGCATTTGAGATGTCTTTATTTGGAACTGGGGTCATGAAAGGACCTTTTGCAACAGACAAAGAATATCCTAATTGGGGTGAAGATGGTGAATACGATCCAGTATTTAAAACTATACCTCAAGTATCTCATGTATCTGTATGGAACTTTTATCCTGATCCTGACGCAACAAACATGGATGACGCTCAGTATGTAATTGAAAGACATAAGATGTCTAGATCACAATTAAGAGCGTTAAAAAAGAGACCTCATTTTAGAGAGCAAGTTATAGAAGAGGCTATAGCTGCTGGAGAGAACTACGTAAAGAAATCTTGGGAAGACGATCTCTCTGATTACGTATCTGAACATGACATTGAAAGATACGAAGTGCTAGAGTATTGGGGTAATTGTGATGTTGATATGTTAATAGAACAAGACATCGAAATACCAAAAGAATTTGAAGCTCTAGACGAAATACAAATAAATGCATGGGTATGTAACGGTAAACTTTTAAGAATGGTTATTAATCCATTTAAACCAGCAAGAATACCTTATGTAGCTGCACCATATGAACTAAATCCGTATTCATTCTTTGGTGTAGGTATAGCAGAAAACATGGATGATACACAGACATTGATGAATGGCTTCATGAGAATGGCTGTTGATAATGCTGTATTATCAGGTAATCTTCTTATAGAAGTTGATGAAACAAACTTAGTGCCGGGTCAAGACTTATCTGTCTATCCGGGAAAGGTATTCAGAAGACAAGGAGGTGCTCCGGGACAAGCTATCTTTGGAACAAAGTTTCCTAATGTAGCTGGAGAGAACTTACAGTTGTTTGATAAGGCTAGACAATTAGCAGATGAAAGTACGGGTTTACCTTCTTTTGCTCATGGTCAAACAGGTATATCAGGGGTAGGCAGAACTGCTTCAGGTATATCTATGTTGATGAATGCTGCAAGTGGAAGTATAAAAACTGTTATTAAAAATGTAGATGACTATCTACTAAAACCTTTAGGTGAAGGCTTATTTAAATTTAATATGCAGTTTGATTATGATCCTCAAATAAAAGGTGACTTAGAAGTAAAAGCTAGAGGCACAGAAAGTCTTATGGCTAACGAAGTTAGATCACAGAGACTTATGCAATTCTTACAAGTATCTTCTAATCAAGCACTTGCACCATTTGCAAAATTCCAATATGTTATCCGTGAGATAGCTAAAGCTATGGATTTAGACCCTGACAAAGTTACAAACAATATGGATGAAGCTGCTTTACAAGCAGAGTTAATGAAAGGATTTCAAGGACCCCAACAAGCTCAAGGTGCTCCAGCAGGAACAGACCCTAGCGATCCGACAGGAGCAGGTGGAGGAACAATAGGTACGGGAGTAGCACCAACACCACAAGAGCAAGGATTTACAGGAAGAGATCAAAGTGGAGAACAAGCAAATACTCAGCCAACTCAAGGCGTTGGTCAACAACCCCAAGGTAATCCAACCGTTCAATGATTACTTGGATTATAAGATTAGTGAACAGCATAAAATTATGGAACAATCTGAAGATTTAATTACATTACATAGAGCACAAGGATATATAATGGCATTAAAAAGATTAAAGATGTTACGAGATGAGGTAAATGCAAAATAGTTTAAATGATCAGATGAATACTTTGTTTAAGCCTAGTAATGTTCAAACGTTAGATGAAACAGTAGACGATTTTAAAGAAATAGGTACAGGTGTTCTAACAGGAACAATAGCTATTCCTTCTGATATTGTAACAGGTGCAGAGATGGCTAATACTTTTTTAGCTGACTACACTAACAATCCTATGGCTATGTTATTAAAAGATAACTTACAGACATTAGAAAAACAATATGGCAGAGGAGCATTTGATAAAGGATTTGAAGAGATAACAGGAATAAAATCAGATGTAACAAATCCAAATCAACTTGTAGGAGAAATACTTTCGCCAACAGGAGCTTTTTTAACTCCTTTAAAATTAACAAAAAAGTTATCTGATGCTGCATCGGGTATATACGATACAATAAAAAATACACTATCTAAGAGTGATTTCGTAAAAAGTGATTTAGTTACTGAGGGAGCATATACCGATCCTATCATGACTATGCCTAAAAAAGAAATAGATATAAATAGACCTAAAATAGATTTAAGCACAGTTTCTCCTGATTTAACATCATCTAAAAAATACATTGAAGCTGAATCAAATGCTATACAATCAACTGAAAAGTTTAGCAAAACACAAAAAATAGGAAAAGATGGTGCTTCATATGAAGATTTATCTTTTGAACAAAAACAAAAATTATATGATGACACAGGAATATATAGAGGAGAAGACGGTAAGTTAAAAACAAATATAAGTATGAAAGAAGTGTCTTTAAAAGATGAGGCATTTGAAGAGTTCTCTGAAGCAGCAGATTTTGGGAAAATAAAGTTAGTACAAGAAACTACATTAAAAAATATAATTAATCATGCTGACTTATTTAAAATGTTTGATAAAAGAATAGCTATAGATAAAACAAACGCAGGAGTATACGAAGACTATTTGCCTAGCACATACGGTCCTATAGGGGATGTAAGAATTAAAGTAATAGAGGAAGATTCTTTACGAAAAGAAATAGGAAAAGGTGGAGCTTTTGCAAGTTATGATCCTGTATCTGATATTATTTATGTTCCTAAAAGAGCTACTCCAAGAGAAATGCTAAGTTCAATTATTCATGAAGTACAACATGCTATACAACATAGACAAGGATTTCAAGGGGGAGACAGCACATTAAGGCATCTTCCGAAAGGATATTTTACAAAATATAAAGACGTGCAAAATCAGATTAAAAATTCTGAGGAATATAATCTTTTAAGTAGCAATTTTAATAGGTCAGAAGGAAAAGTAATAAATCCGAATATGGAATGGTTAAAACCATCTGTTGATGCTACATTTGAAGATGCCATGACAGTGTTTTGGAAAGCTAATAATGATCCTAAATATTACGCAAACGCAGCAGAGTATGAATCTGGATTAAAAGAATATTTAGCAACTCATAGAGAAGAATTTGCAGATGATATGAGAAATACACTTATACAATTAGCAAAAAGAGAAGCTCCTACTTATAATAAATATAATAAAATTAACTTGAAAGTTGATAAAGGAGATGTGTCCTATGGTTATTTAGATAGTGGAGAAATGGTAAAAGAGTATGAATTTACTGCCGGAGATATAGCGTTAATTAATCATCTTAGAGAAGGTGGGGGTAAGTCAAAAGGTAATATTATGTATACAAACGATCTTGCAAAACAAGAGCGTATAGAGTACGGAGCAGATAGAGCACCTACTCCAGCAAGTTTAAATACCGTTATTAGTACTAGAAAAGTCAATTTTGAAAATCATATGAAAATGTTAGCTAGACTTAATAAACAACAAACTCAATTGGATAATATATATAACATGGCACGAAAAAGATATATTAATTCTTTTGGAGAAAAAGAAGCTAGATATGCTCAAATGAGATTAAACAGTCCTGATTTAAGACCTGCAGATGATATGTTTTTTAGATTAAGAGGAAAAAGACAAGGTAGAGAATCAGTAGACGTAGTAGCGAGTGAACGAGGAAACACAAGTATGCAGAACCTTTCTCCCATAACTCAAGAAATAATATTTATAGATAATCCAAATACAGTAAAAAATTTATTCTTAAAAGACACGAATATGGCACAAGAATTAGGAGGGCAGATTAGAAATCAAGATTTTAGAGCACCTCGACTAAGAGAAGGAAATGCATCTAATATACCTGATCCAATATCAATTGATGAGTTAAATTCTGTAAGAAAAGAAATATATAATCTAACTCAAATGAGATATAAAGATTTGCCTGAAGAAATAACTGTATATAGAGTAGGTAAGTTAAATCAAGAGGATGGTATTTCCTCTTTTAGTTTAGACCCTAGTTATAATGTAGAGACAAATTTACCTTGGCAAAAAGGGCAAGATCAACCATTAATTTCATACAAAGTAAAAAAATCAGACATATTAGCCTCTCCTGATTTTGCAGAGGGCATAGGTAAAGGAAGAAAGTTTGACGAAGAAGAAGTAATCATAGATAATGATAAAGTTAAAATAAAGGAATAAACATGACTGAAATTAGAGATATGTCAAAGCTGATAGAGGCAGCTAAAAAAATGGGAATAACTGAAGAAGAGTTAAGAGCTTTTTTACCTTTGATGCTTGAAGTACAAGATGAAAAAAATAAAAGTAAAGGTAAAGCTAAAGGTGGAGACATAGGAAAACAAATGGAAATGTTTCAAGATGGTGGTCTTAAAGATGAGGGTGGAACAAAAGACCCTGTATCAGGCAATGATGTACCTCCGGGAGCTACGCAAGAAGAAGTAAGAGACGATATACCAGCACAATTAAGTGAAGGGGAGTTTGTATTTCCAGCAGATGTAGTAAGGTATATTGGTCTAGAAAAGTTAATGACTATGAGACAAGAAGCAAAGATGGGTCTCAAGATGATGGAAAAGATGGGTCAGATGGGTAATTCAGAAGAAGCAACCATGCCTGATGATATGCCATTTAGTATAATAGACATTGAAATAGCTGAAGATGATGACGAAGAAGAAGATAAAGATAAAACAATAAAAGCTAATACTGGAACTTATGTATCACCTCCAATAGAAGAGGCTACTCAATCATTTAGATATACGCCTACATCAAATCAACCAAAAGAGGAAGGAAGAGCAACCTTTGCTAGTTTAATGGGAAATGTAGGAGGTCCTGACGAGTATAAAACATTTATAAATGATGAAGGAGTAGAGATACAAGTTCCTTTTAAAAACGGTGAAATATTTACTGGATTTACTGTGCCTGAGGGATTTTATCTCAAAAAAGAAGAAGAAGTGGAAACTAAAAAAGTTTCAAGTGCAAAAGTAAAGTCTACATTAGATGACAGTGACGGTGGAGAAGATCGTAGTTTAACAGAGCAAGGCTACAGAGAAGGAGCTAATGTTACTTTCATGGGTGGAAGAAACGTTAATGGTAAACGAGTAGGCTCTAGAGATATTGGGGTTGTTATAGATATTCCGGGAGGCATCACAAAAATGGGTGGTGTAGCAGGAGCTATGATGGCGGGTGTAACAGGCAATTATCCTAAAGGAACTATGATGGGTATTAGCCTTAAAGGAGACCCTGAAACAATTAGATATGTAACACCTGAAAAATATAAAGAGTTAATAAATGACCCTCGAAAAGGAGATGACTTTTTAAATAATATGATTAAGTCTAAGTCAATAGAAGACGATGTAAAGTCTATATCTAAAGATACAAGAATAGACGAGAAGTTGACTAAAGACCAAGACTTTATGAAAGGATTAGATGCTATTCCAACAGGTATAAGAGAAGAGGCTTTCAAAACACCTACAGTAGAAAGTGGACCTGCTGTTCCATCCTTAGATGCACCTGACTTAACTACAAAGGCAGGAAGAGACAGTACTTATGCATCTAAAGAGCAACAAGACGAGGCAGAAGATCAAGGTTTTACAGAAACAACTTCGTCTGGAGAATCTTTTGGTGAAAGTGGTTATGGACAGGGTGCAGGCTCTTTTGGTGGCATAGGAGATTTTAAACAAGGTGGACTTGCAAAGAAAAAGAAAAAGACTAAAGTTAAGAAAAAGAAGCGAAGTGGATTAGCTTCTAAAAAATAATCCAAATATGTACTAGCTACTTATCCCCCGAGTGATGGCTACGATAACCCTAGGAGTAAAAAATGGCTGAACAAGCTAAAGTAATGGTGGAAGATGCGACACCAAAGAAAAAAGCATTTATGAGTAGACCGTATTCTCAAGACGAGAGAATAAAAAAAGATGAAGCAGAATTAGAACAGCTTCTCAAAGATCAAAAAGGTGAACAAGAAGCACCTACTGAAGAGGTCAAGGAAGAAGAGCCCACAAGTGCCGAAGAGAAAACGTTTAAAAAACGTTATGGCGATTTAAGAAGGCACACTCAAGAAAAAGAAAAAGACTTTCAAAAGCAAATAGACGAACTGAAAAGTCAGTTGTCTCAAGCTACCACGAAGGAAATGAAGTTGCCTAAGTCTGATGAAGATATAGATGCATGGGCAAAAGAGTATCCTGATGTAGCCAAGATTGTTGAAACAATAGCTATGAAGAAAGCTAGAGAACAATCAGAAGATTTAGAAAAGAAACTTAAAGAGATAAATGAGTTCAACCAAACTACTAAAAAAGAAAAGGCAGAGGTTGAACTAATGAAAATACATCCTGACTTTGATCAAATCAGAGAAAGTGATGATTTCCATAATTGGGCAGAAGAACAGCCGAAATGGGTGCAAAACGCTTTGTATGAAAATCAAGAAGATGCAAAGTCAGCGGCAAGAGCAATAGACCTTTATAAAGTAGACAGAGGTATAACTGCTAATAAAGCGTCTAGTAGTGATAAAGAGGCTGCAACTCAAGTAAAGACAAAAGCATCAAAGACTAATCCTACAGTTGATGGTACAAAGAAAATAAAAGAATCTGATGTACAAAAAATGTCAGCTAATGAGTATGAAAAAAAATCTGATGTAATTATGGAAGCAATACGGTCTGGCAACTTTATATATGACGTATCAGGCTCAGCTAGATAGGAATATAATATGTCAAAATTTTATGTTCCTAAAGAAAAGGAAGAATACTTAGCACCTTTTGGTCCTATAATGGGATATAAGGCAATGTCGGATTCATTTATTAAAAATATGAATGAAGCAATGAGTCCTGATTTGGAAGATTGGTCTGACAAATTAGTAGGTAAAGTTAAACAAGAATTAAAGTTTGATAAAAAAATTGAACAACTATTCTTAAATGAATTTTCTCAGTTTATTGGTAAGTTAAATAACTTTGCAGAATACAGACATTCTTTTGGTGCTAAAAAATTAGATACTAAAAATAATAATTATGGTGTTCAAATTGCCTCAGGGTGGTTTGTAAGACAATTTGAAAATGAATATAACCCAATCCATATACACACAGGTGCAAGAATGTCTTGTGTTGGATACTTATCTTTACCCGACGGTATTGAAAAAGAATGGGAACAAGACTATAAAGACCATCATCCTGCAAATGGACATATACAATTTGTACACGGTACTCCATCAGGATATAGTCAAACTAATTTTATGGTTAAACCACGAGTAGGAGATTTTTATGTTTTTCCTGCAAAATTATTTCACTGTGTTTATCCATTTAAAACTAAAGGAGAAAGACGTTCCTTTAGTGTTAACTTTAACTTTATTGAAGTTCCTAAAGAAAAAGTTGACAAGTAGTTATTTATAGGTATAACTATATGTAACTAAATATGTAATATAACCCCATGTTTGGACACTTATATTACATTTTACATGACTTTAAAGATTACCCAATTATGTGAGCCTACTGAAGACTAGCTATCTAACGTACAACCTCAATGCATGAATGGTCCTTATAAAGTAAAATGACTAAAAATAGCATACCTTTGTATGTGTGTGATAAATGTTATAAAGGAGATTATAATGGCATTTACAGCAGCATCAGGTTATGGTAATCTACCTAACGGTAATTTTAGTCCTATTATTTACAGCAAACAGGTGCAACTTGCATTTCGCAAAGCATCTATTGTTGACGCAATCACTAATAACGACTACTTTGGTGAAATTGCTAATATGGGCGATTCTGTTAAGGTTATCAAAGAACCTGAAATTACCGTCAAGTCTTATGCTAGAGGTACAACTATTACACCTCAAGACCTTGACGATGAAGAGTTCTCATTAACTATTGATAAAGCTAATTACTTTGCTTTCAAGGTTGATGATATTGAAGAAGCTCACTCTCACGTAAACTTTTCTGCACTAGCAAGTGACAGAGCAGCTTACAGACTAGCCGACCAATTTGACCAAGATGTGCTTGGTTATTTGTCAGGATTTAAGCAATCGGCAATACACGGTACACCAGACACTGCAAATACTACAGTGAATGGAGTTAAAGCAGTATCTACTGCAGGTTCAGACGAACTATTGTCATCTATGAAATTAGATGCAAGTGACTTTACTGATGGTTCAGGAACTGCAGGTAGTGCGAGTAATAGTATTATTGTTCAGCCTAGAACAGGTGGAGCAACTGATGCTACTCCTGCTGCAGGAAGTACCTATCCATTGACTGTGATTGCTAGAATGGCAAGAAAGCTAGACCAACAGAATGTAGATACTAATGGTCGTTGGCTTGTACTTGACCCTGTATTTATTGAACTATTAAAGGATGAAGATTCAAGACTATTCCAAGCTGATTGGGGTGGAACAGGACTTCAGAATGGTTTAGTTCTAAATAACTTACATGGGTTTAAGGTTTATCAATCCAATAACCTACCTGCAGTCGGAACTGGTCCTGCAACTGCCGCTGCTTCAAATACCTCTAACTATGGTATTATCGTAGCAGGGCATAGCTCATCTGTAGCTACTGCAGAGCAAATCAACAAGACAGAGACTTATAGAGACCCTGATTCTTTTGCTGATATTGTTCGTGGTATGCATTTGTATGGCAGAAAGATTCTCAGACCTGAAGCAATCTGTACTGCAATCTATAACATAGCGTAAGAGGAGATTTAATTATGGCTTTAGGTGATAATACTACTTCTCCAGCAAGAGGTGTAGGTGCTAGAGGTAGGCAGCCGTACATGATTCAACATGAGTTGGATTTTGCTCAAGCTGCAACTGATAAAGGTACTGCTCTAGCAGCCGATGACGTTATTCCGGGTTTAACTATTCCTGCAAATACATTAATATTATCTGCAGGTTTTGAAGTTACTGAAGCTCACGCTGGTACTTCTACAAACACGGACTTTGACATGGGAATCACTGGTGGAGACTTTGATAACTTTGTTGATGCTTTTGATCTTGATGGTGCATCAGTGGGTGACTACGGATTTAAGGTAGGACAAACTCCTATTCTTATTGGTGGCACTTCTGATACTATTGACATTGAAATCCAAGCAATGACAGGTACTACTACTGGTGGTAAAATTAGAATGTTTGCTGTTTGTATGAATGTTGATGATCAAGGTGACTTGACAGCCAACGAAGTAGACAGAGATACATTAGCATAACTTATTGTATAAATAAGTAATATGTATACTTTTAGAGGGGGTGGGGTGACTCATCCCCTTTTTACTATAAGGATAACAATATGGCAGTAACAACAGCTTTATGCACAAGTTTTAAAGGTGAGCTTTTAGGTGCTGTTCATGATTTAGATACTCATACTATTAAACTAGCATTAATAAAAAGTTCTTCTTCAGGTACGTATAATAAAACTACAACAAATTATTCAGACGTTACAGGAAACTCAGATGAGGCTACTGGAACAAACTATTCTGCAGGTGGACAACAGTTAGATAGCATATCAATATCCACAGATGCTTCTTCAGGCAGAGCTTTTGTTGATATAGCAGACGAAGTATTTTCTAATGTAACAACAAGTGCAGAAGGATGTATTATATATAATGCAAGTGCTTCTAACAAAGCTATTGCAGTCATAAGTTTTGGTGGCACAATATCTGCAACAGCAGGTGACTTAACAGTTCAATTCCCTGCAGTAGGTACGGGTGGAGCAACTGCAATCATAAGGCTAGACCCCCCATCTTAATAGGCATATAAATGGCATTAATATTATCGGATAGAGTAAAAGAAACCACTACTACTACTGGCACAGGCACGTATACGCTTGGTGGTGCAGTTGTAGGTTTTGAGTCTTTTGCTTCTATAGGTAATTCAAATACTACTTATTATTGTTGTACAGATGGCACAGACTTTGAAGTAGGTATAGGTACTTACACATCAAGTGGTACAACTCTAGCTCGTACAACTATACTACAATCAAGTAACAGTGACAGTGCAGTAAATTGGTCTGCAGGTACAAAAGAAATATTCTGTACTCTTCCTGCAGAAAAAGCAGTAGTTGAAGATGCAAGTAATAATATCAACGGAACTTTTGTTGGTGATATCACAGGTAACGTAACAGGTAACGCAAGTGGAACTGCTGCTACAGTTACAGGTGCAGCACAAACAAACATTACATCTGTAGGCACATTAACAGGATTAACAACATCAGGAACAATAAATTTATCTCAAACAAGTGGTGTTGCAATAAAAACTACAGGTAATTTAAGCACGGCAGATTTAACACTTTTAAGAGCAAGTGCAAGTACTGATGGAGAGTTTGGTTTTGACATAAAATACGTGGGTTCAAGAACTGGTAACGATAATTCTTATTCCTTGTTTATGCACAATCAAACTGGAACTGATGTAGAAGCCATGACAGTCCTTCAAGATGGTAAGGTCGGTATAAATAATACATCACCTTCTGCTCCTCTTGATGTAAGTGGAGATGCAGAGATTACTGGAACATTAACTGCTGGTGAAGTTTCTGCGACTACACTTGATATCGGTGGCACAAACATAACAGCCACTGCAACAGAAATAAACAAACTAGATGGTGTTAATACACTTGTATCATCATCTGGAGCTATTAATACAGACGCATCTGCTGAAATTGGAAGAGTACATGTTGGACACGTGGGTTGGGATGACTTCGCAGGATTTAGTCATGTTGACCAAAATACTCAAACTACTTATTCTTTATTACAAGCCTCTAGTGGTAAAACATATTTAAATTCTGCAAGTGGACAGACAACAGCTTTAAGAATAAATAATAGTACTGTTGTTGATATAGCTTCTGATGGTGCAACTGTTACTGGTAAACTAGATGCAGGTATTCTTGAAGGCAAAGGTGGTGTAACTTATGACCCTCCCGGTTCAAGTGGCACTGACACTGCAACAGATGTTGCTGTTGCTGTTCATAGTGGAGATAGAATTGTATTAGGTGAGAATGGTTTTATTAGAACGATTGTAGATGCTACTTGGGGTTCTGCGTTACAGATTGGACAATCAGGCACAGGTGCTTTTACAGGAACAGAAATATATGGTGGTAATGATGGTGTTACCCTTAAACATTCTACAAATACAAAATTAGAAACTACTGCAACTGGTGCAACAGTTACTGGAGAGTTAAAAACAACTACACTAGAAATTGGTGGAACAGATGTAACAGCTACTGCAACAGAACTTAACTATGTTGATGTAACAACATTAGGAACAGTAGAAGCAAGTAAAGCAGTAACAGCAGATTCAGGTGCAGATGTTACTTTTCCAAGTGGTTCTCAAATAATTACAACTTCTGATGGTAGTAACGCAGTTATAAGTGTTAGAGGTGGTGGTCCAAATTTTATTGAATTTTTAGATAACACATCTACAACAGATGGTGTTAAATTAGCATATAGAACAACACCACATGATTTAAGAATTGAAAGAACAGTAAACTCAAATATTATAGCAGAATTTGGTGGTGATGATGGTCATGCTGCATTATATCATGATAACTCTATAAAGTTAGAAACTACTGCCAACGGTGCAACTGTTACTGGTACATTAGTGGCTGATGGTGTTACTTTAGGCGATAGTGAAGAGGTGCAATTTGGAGCAGGTACTGATTTAAGAATATATCATAATGGTTCTCATTCTTTTATTAGAGAACAAGGTACTGGTGATTTAAAAATACAGTCTACAAATCTTTCAATAGAACTAGGCAATGGTACTTTACTTTTAGATACTAATGACAGCACTAATGCAGTTCAGTTATATGATAATGGAGAATTAAGATTAAGAACGACAGATACTGGTATAGATGTTTTATGTGAGGATTCTGATGGTAGTTCAGATAATACTGCAAATATAAGAATTGTATCTGAAGGCACAAATGAAATACTTACTCTTAGAAGTAATGATGGTGTTGGTTCTTATATAATTAGAAATGGCTCATCTCATGGAGATCATTTATTTCAATCATTTGATGGATCAAGTACAACTAACCTTTTTAGATTAACAACTACTGGTCATACTTTTGAACAAGATGTGACAGTTAATGGTGATTTAACCACAGATGAAGTTTTTGTTGGAGATACTACAGATCACAAAATAGGAAAAGTAAATCATACTTACGGAGACGGCATCGGTTTAACAACAGATGATGGAACAGTTACAATAGGTCAAGCCAATAGCAGTTATACACATTATTTTAATTCAAATAATGTTCCTCATTGGTTTAATAAACAAGTAATAGCTGATGGTGGATTTAGTGTTTGGGGTACAAATGATAATTTAACATTAAAAGCAGGTGGTGTAATTTTTGAAGGAGCTACAGCAGATTCACATGAAACTACGTTAAATGTTGTAGACCCAACAGCAGATAGGGCAATAAACTTACCTGATGCAGCAGGCACTGTTGCTTTAAAATCTGAGTACTTTCAAGCATATAGAAGTAGTGATAGTGCAGCTCTTACAAGTTCATTTGTTATAATAGATTTTGATACAATTACATTAAACTCAAATGGTTCAGTGTTTTCAGAAAGTGGTGGAGAAGTTACTATTAATAAAACAGGTATATTTAGATTTCACACAGATGTAACTGTTAGAACAGATAGTGGTAGCAGTCGTTCTGATGCTGAAATAGAAATACAGAAAAAACCAAGTGGGGGTTCATACAGTTCTGTTACAGGAACTACTGCAGTTACGTATAATAGAACTAATAACTTAGGAGATCAAACTTCAAGTATTGATTTTTTAATTAGTGTAACAAGTGGTGATACATATAAGGTTATGGTTAAACGACAAGGTGGCTCTGGGGATTTAGAAGTACAGGGGAACGGAACAAGATTTAATATTCAGGAAGTTAATTAACTATGGCATTTTCAACTTTACCATTTAGCCACGTACCTTTTTCTACTGATAAGAACGTATTAATAGTATTAGAAGGATTCAGTGCAAAGTCTAGTATAAGTACAGATACAATAGGTAAAAACGATAGTTTAATTGTATCAGAATCTGTTTCATCAAAGATTGCTTTAAATACTGATGATACAGAAATTCTAGTTACAGAAAATATACCAGAAGAAGAGACTGCTAGTACCGAAGTAAATATAGGGTTAAGCACTGTTAAAAATGACTCTATTATAGTAGCAGAGGCTATAAGCACTAAAACTAATACACCTTCAGTTTTTGACCCTACTGTTTTTGGTTCAGTAGGTTTACAAGCATCAGGTGTAACTTTTGACTTTAATGCAGTACGAGATGCATTCTCACAGACTAGAACAGTATATGTAGAAAGACAAACTACATCACTAGATAGAACAGTTAATGTTTCTGATGTAGCACGAACTACATTTGTCAGTAGACAAACTACAACAAAAGATAGAACTGTTTCTATACCTTTTGAAGACAGAACAGTAAAGGTAGCAAGACAAACTACATCATCAGATAGAACTATATTAGTTTCAGATGTAAATAGAGTGGTATATATAGAGCCACAAACAACATCATCAGAAAGAACTGTATTAGTTTCAAAAGTGGCTAGAATAGCTTTTGTTGATAGGCAGACTTCTTCTTCAGATAGAAAGGTGCTTGTACCTTTTGAAGATCGAAGAGTATATGTAGAAAGACAAACAACGAGTGCCGAAAGAACGGTAAGAGTAGCAGCATAGGAGATAGCAATGTCATTTAGATGGCCCAATAAAGACCCTGACGAACAATTAGACTATAGTATTGATTGGTCAAGATTCCTTGGAACTGCCACAATAAGTAGCGTGGTATGGTCAGTCAATAATTCAAGTGGAGTAAAGACCACCATAAGTGGTGGTGCTACAGTAAATGGTATACAAAATGTATCCCAAACACAAAGTAGTGATAATCAAACTGCAACAATAAATTTAGGTTCGGGAACAAACAACACAGAATATACTTTTTTTTGTAGGATTACAGATAATTCAGGAAGTCAAGCAGAACGAAGTGTTAAACTTAAAGTGAGGGAAAAATAATGGCTTATAATTTTTTAGGATTAGTTAATCAAATAAATAGAAGATTAAATGAAGTAGAATTAACTTCTAGTAATTTTGCATCATCTACAGGATTTTATGCACAAGCAAAAGATTCTGTAAATTCATCTATTCGTTACATAAATCAAAATGAATATAATTGGCCCTATAATCATGTTACGCAAGAAGATGTGTTAACTGCACATACATTGCGTTATGGTGTGCCTGATGATTCTAAAATACTAGATGTTAATACATTTAGAATAAAAGAAAGCTCTACTTTAGGTGTAGCAACAAAGAAACTTAGAATACTAAGCTATGAAGAATATTTAGAAAAATATATACATCATGAATATGATGAGGACAATGGAGGTTCGGGTGTTCCTGATTTTGTTTTTAGAACACCTAATCAAGAATATGGTTTAGTGCCTCCACCCGATAAAGCATATACATTAGTATACGAATATTATAGAATACCTGTAGACTTAGAAAATGCTACAGATGTTCCCATAGTTCCAGAAAGATTTGCTCATGTTATAGTAGATGGTGCAATGCACTACGCTTACTTATTCAGAGGAAACTCTCAAGATGCTATGATAGCAAAAGACAAGTTTGAAGAAGGTATAAAGAATATGAGGTCTTTACTAATCAATAGATATGATTATGTAAGATCAACTATGATAGCTAGAACTTCCGTGAGTTCTACCTTAAATCCTTGACTTTTTCAAGTAAATATGTACAACTATATATATGGAAATTGAATGGCAGATTCTTGGCAAACATTCCCCCTAGAGTTTAAAGGTGGCTTACTAAAAAACATCAGTCCTTTACAACAAGGTATTAATGCTCCGGGCAGTGCTACTGTTCTACAAAATTTTGAGCCTTCAATAGAAGGTGGCTATAGAAAGATAGAAGGTTTTTCTAAAGCAGACTCTAATGCATTATCAGGAAGTGGTAATATAAGAGGCATTGTAAGATTTGGTGGAGCTATAATAGCTGCTAGAGGAACGCATTTATATCGTTCTTCAGGAAGTGGTTGGACACAATTAACTGACTCTACTTCTTTTCCTGCATCAACTGCAACTGCTAAAGTTAATGGTGCAACTTCTAGCACTACAACACTTGTTGTTGATAACAATACTGGTACTATTTTAGTAGGAATGGTTGTTACAGGCACAGGAATAAGTGGTACAGTAACAGTACAAACAGTTACTGATCAAAATAATTTAGTATTATCAAGTAGCCAAAGTTTAAGTAACAATGTAGATTTAACCTTTACAGAAAAAAGTCCTACTATAGGAGGTTCAGGTAAAGTAAGATTTGCAGAATACAATTTTACAGGCACAGATAAACTTTTTATAGTAGATGGAAATGGTAAACCTTATATTTTTACGGGTACATCATTAGCACAACAAACTAGTTTAGCTAGTGATTTTGCGGGAGCAGATTTTGTTACCGTTCATCTAGAAAGATTATTTGTTGCCATAGGCACTACTATTATATGTTCAGGTGCTGCCAGTGCCTCTAGTGACAATTTTAGTGGTAGTACGTCTTTTGAATTTGATGGCACAATAACTGATATTATTACTTTCCGAGAACAATTAATTATATTTTCTCAAAATGGTATTAAGAAATTAACAGGAAAGACCAATAGTGATTTTGCGATATTGCCAATAACAGATGATGTGGGAGCAATAGCTCCTGATACAGTTCAAGAAGTTGGTGGTGATGTCATGTTTTTGGCAGCAGATGGATTAAGACTACTTGGTGCAACTGAAAGAATAGGTGACTTTAGTTTAGCAGTCGTGTCAAAAAGTATTCAACCAGAATTTAGTAAGTTTACTGCAAACTCTACTTCTTTTTCTAGTGTAACAATAAGAGAAAAAAGTCAGTATAGAATTTTTGGATACAATGCAGGCTTTACAGATGACTCTGCACTAGGTATAATAGGAACACAGTTTGCTTCTCAAGGTGGAGAAGGCATGGCTTGGGCAGAAACAAGAGGGATAAACTCTTTCTCTGCTACAAGTTCATACGATAGTGAAACCGAATTTATTTATTTTGCTAATGATGATGGGTACGTATATAGATTAGAATCAGGAAACTCTTTTGATGGAGGTGATATATCTGCTACATATCAATCTCCTTTCTTTCCTGTAAACGACCCACGAATAAGAAAGACATTTTATAAGTTAATATTATATACAGAGCCTTCAGGAAGTGTAGATGCTGAAGTTAGTTTAAAATTAGACTTTGAAAAAGATTTAGATTTTCAACCTTCAAGTATAACATTTTCAAGTTCAGCAGAAGGTACATTTTTTTATAATGATAGCTCCTCTTTATTTGCACAAACAGGTTTAGTTAATAATGGAAGTGGTTATTCTGCATCAGCTACAAGTATAGCAGTTGATAATTTAACAATAACAAGTGCTTCAGGGCTTACTATAGGAGATACATTTATAATAGGAACAACCACACATACATTAACTAATGCACCTACTATATCAGGTTCAGCAGGAAGTGCATCATCAAGTGACTTTTCTTTTACTCCGGGTTTAGCCGCAACAACTGCAGATAATACACAATTATTTTTTACTAAAATTAATGGGGTAGGAGCTACAAGTTATGGTTCAGCTAATACGCAAAGCCAATTTGAATCGCAGTTAATAGGTTCAGGTTTTACTGCAGCATTAAGAATAACGAGTGAAGATAAGAATCCTGCTTTTTCACTTGACTCTGCAACATTAGAATATACAACAAACGAGAGAAGATAAAATGGGAAATCAATACACATTTACAACAGGTGGTAATATACAATCAGGTAGTATTGTTAGAGCCGAAGATTTTACTACAGAATACACTGCCTTACAATCGGCTTTTGATGGCTCTAGTGGACATACACATGATGGCACGACAGGAGAGGGAGGTCGCATTGAAGTTGTAGGACCTGCAGGACAATTAGTTGTAACAGCTAGTGCTTTAACAGGTTCAAGTAGTAAACTTTTAAATTTAGGAACTAGCTCTAATTTACTATTAGATGTTTTTATAGCTGATGATAAAAAAATACAATTTGGAGATGCTCAAGATGCTACCATAGAATATGATGAAGATGGCACAGATACGTTAGCATTCGCAGGTGCAAACATTCGTATTAATAATACTAATAAAATAATAGAGTTTCGTGATGCTGATTTAAAAATACATTCATCAGCAGATGGTAAATTAGATATTGATGCAGATACTGAATTAGAAATAGTAGCTCCTACTGTGGATATTCAGGCAGAGACTGCTATAACATTAGTATCTGATGCAATTACTTTTGGAGAAAATGGAGACACAGACATTGTGTTGTCATTTAATGCAAATACCAGTGATGGTACTTTAACTTGGATGGAAGATGAAGCTCATTTTAAATTTTCTGATGATATAGTAGTAGATGGCACTAAAAAGATATATTTTAATGATGAAGGTGGAGAGCATATAAGTGGTGATGCTACTGATTTAACTATAACATCAGGTAATGATTTAAACCTTACAGCCACTACAGATATTAATATACCTGCAGATGTTGGTTTAACTTTTGGTAACGATGCAGAGAAAATAGAAGGTGACGGAACTGACTTAACTATCTCAGGCAATAACATCAATCTTACAGCAGTCGCAGATGTAAACATACCTGCGGATGTTGGATTAACATTTGCTACAGCAGAAAAAATAGAATCAGATGGCACGGACTTAACTATAACTGTGGGTTCAGGTGGTGATGTTAATTTGTCTGCAGATAATGTTAAGTTAACTACGGATGGTGCTATCTTGGGTTTTGGTGCAGACAATGAAGTAACCTTAACTCATGTACATAATACAGGACTTATACTAGGTGGTACAACACCAACACTAACTATAGGAGATGCAGGAGCAGAAGATGCTAAAATAGTATTTGATGGTAATGCCCAAGATTTTTATATAGGTTTAGATGACAGTGCAGATGATCTAGTAATAGGAAAAGGTTCTGCTTTAGGAACAACACCTGCAATATCAATAGATGAAAATGTATTGGTAACTGTTGCAGATAATTTAACCTTAAAGTCTGATAGTGCAGTACTAGGTTTTGGTGCAGATACTGATACAACATTGACCCATACTGATGGAACAGGACTAACACTTAATAGCACTAATAAACTAACATTTGGTGATGCAGCAACGTTTATTCATCAAAGCTCTGATGGAGTTATGACAATAGACGGTGAAGATACAATAGACCTTAATGCTTCTACAGCAGTTCTTGTTAGCAACGATTTAAAATTAAATAGTGATGCAGCAGTATTAGGCTTTGGTGTACACAATGATATAACAATTACTCACGTAGCAGATACAGGTCTAACAGTAACAAGTGTTAATACGGATGCTAATGCAGGTCCTGTGCTTGTACTTGATAGAAATAATGATAATGCCTCTAACAATGATATTATAGGAAGTGTACAGTTTAAAGGTGATAACGCTTCTAATGCTTCAGTTATAATGGGTGAGATTAAAACTAAGATAACAGATACAACTGCAGGAAATGAAGACAGTGATGTTATTATTAGCAACATGGTTGCAGGTAGTGCAACACCTCAACTTACTTTATCGGCAACAGGTGTAACTGCAAACGTAGCATTTACTAATACAGGTGATTTAACAGTAGGAGATGATTTACTTTTAAATTCAGATAGTGCAGTTATTAGTTTAGGTGCAGGTGCTGATGCAACTATTACACATGACGGAACAACTGGTGTGACTATTGCAGCTAATCCAATAACTATTGATTCAGGTGGTGATATAGTTCTTGATGCAGACGATGCTGATATTATATTTAAAGATGGTGGCACAACGATTGCAAAGTTTACAAATTCTTCAAGCGATTTTGTAATTACTACAGATGTTGATGACAAAGACTTTATTATAAAAGGACAAGACGCAACAAGTGAAATAACAGCTTTAACCCTAGATATGTCAGAAGCAGGTAAGGCTATCTTTAATCAAGATATAAATGTTCCGGGAGAAGTGCAGACAACCAAGGTTGCTTTTACAGATGGTGATGATGCCATGACTGTTGCAGATGGTGGTAGTGTAACCTTTGCTGATGATGTAACAGTAACAGGTAGAGCAGTTCCGGGAACAGTACCTTCTGCAGGAAGTGCTACATCAGGTACAGTTACTTTTGATTTATCTTCAAATAATAATTTTCATCTTACAACAAGTGGTAATGTTGATACCAATGGATTAACTTTTAGTAATCATAATGTTGCAGGGCAAACAGGAACAATTAAAGTTGTTAATTCAGGACATAGTATTGCTGTTAATGACATGGTGGCTATAAATGCAGACTCTCTAACTGCTTTACAAGCAGCAGGAACATATATGCTAACGTACTTGGTGACTGCTACAGGTGGTGGTAACGATACCATATTTGTTAGTGCAACAGGAGCTTTATCGTAATATGTCTTTATTTCCAATAATAGGTGCAGGTGACGCTTCACTAGGAGTATATAATGGTGCAGTAACAAGGTCATTAAGATTTAATGGTAAGCACAATGCAGAAAACCCAGTATTAGCAAGAAACTTTCTTACTCCTGAAGGCACTGGTAAAAGATGGATATTTGCATTTTGGATTAAACCTTGTATTTTTGGTAATGATACTGCTATAATTACTGCAGGTGCAAATGCTACCAATTATTCTGCTATAACATTCGCAGCTAATGGAGATTTAAATGCTACAGATGCACTTCACATAGTAGCTGTTGCTAGTAATACTAACCAATATGCCTTGCAAACAAAAGCCTTATTCAGAGATCCTACAAATTGGCAACACATTTGTATTGCTTTTGATAGCCTTCAACCAACTGAACGAAACAGAATGGCAATTTTTATAAACGGTAAACTTTTTAATGACACAAACACTGCTTCAAATCATTTTGAAGTGTTTACAGATTACCCCGCTGAAGACACCGTTCCCACTTATTTTAATGCCAATGGTGTAACTCATAGAATAGGTGTGTTTAATACTGTAGGAGATGCAGGAAACTTAGAAGGTTATCTTGCCGATATGTATTTTTTAGATAATGAATCTATATTTAGTAGTACAGATGCCACCCCAACAGCAAATACTACATTTGTAAATAGTGATAAAGATACATTAGTAACATTTTGTGAACAAAAAAATGGAATAGCAATACCAAAAGCCTACACTGGTGCAACAAATACTTATGGCAATAATGGATTTCATTTAGATTTTAAAGCCAGTGGAGTAGCTACTACTGCTGAAGCAACAGATGCAAATACAAATATAGGGGATGACAAGTCTGGAAATGGACATAATTTTTCAGTCACGGATATTGATGCAACAGATGTTTCGCTTGATAACCCTGAAAATAACTTTTGTACGCTTAATTCAATAAATAAACAAAGTTCTTCAGCATTAGATGAAGGTAATCTAAGAGCAGTTTTAACATCAGGTGGAAATAGTGCAAGAACAGGGTCTACTTTTGCTGTATCAAGTGGCAAGTGGTATTGGGAAATAAGACAAAATAATTCAAGCAGATTTGCTACTGGTGTATTTGATGCTGATACATATGCAATGCCTGATGATTCAACAAATGAAGATGGTGGTAATACTGATAGTGAATGGGTTTACATTACAAGTGATAACTCAGGTAATGGAGCAAGAAAACATAATAATACTATAACAAATAGTTATGGTAATGAAACGGGTAATGGTGAAATTGTAATGGTTGCTCTTGATGCTGATAACGATGCAATATGGTTTGGAAGTGAAGGAACTTGGTTTAACAATGGAACAAGCGATAATTCTGCTACAGTTAAATCACAAATAGAAGCAGGAACAACGACTAACGCAGCGTATACCAGTGTTACTGGAACATTGACACCTTGTTGTGTAAGACAAACAGGCAGTAATAATTTGACTTTTAATTTTGGGCAAGACAGTCGTTTTGCAGATACTGATAATTCTGCAGGAAGTTATAGTGATGGTAATGGACAAGGCTTGTTTCAACACCCAGTTCCGTCAGGGTTTTTAGCATTATGTTCTAGTAACTTGCCCGATGTAACTTTTTCTGCTGAAACAAGTGAACAACCTTCTGATTATTTCAACACATTTTTATACACTGGAACAAATACTGTAAATAAAAATTACGCATTAAATACTTTTACACCAGATTGGGTATGGCTGAAATCAAGAGGTTCAGACAATCATGTTGTTATTGATAGTTCAAGAGTTACGACTGCTGCTCATTTAAACGCAAGTGCTGTTTACCCTAACTTACACCCAAATATTTTAGATGCTGAAGCAAGTGATGCTCACCCAAAAATAATTGCAAATGGAATACAAGTATCTCAAGGTTTATATGATAACAGTGGAGTAGATTTTGTGGTGTGGAATTGGAAGGCTAATGGGGGTACTTTAACTACAAATGATGCAAGTGCAACTGGTGTGGGCGATATAGATTCTGTATTTCAAGTATCTAGTGATGCTAAGTTTAGTATTGTTACATATACTGGAGAAGGTTCAAATAGTACAGATATAGAAATCGCACATGGATTAGGAGTACAACCAAGAGTAGTAATTGTAAAAAACAGAACTGATAGTAATACAAGATGGCAATTTTATCATGAAGATTTAAGTGCAGATGGTACTTTTACAAAGAAAAATTTAGTATTTGATGATGCTAGTGCAGAAGCGGGTTATGCAAGTCAAATAAAAGCAGTATCATCAACAACTTTTACAGTAAGAGATACAGATGCTGCGGGAAATGCAACTGTTAATAAAAGTGGTTCAAATTATGTAGCGTATTGTTTTGCTGAAGTTGAGGGATTCTCAAAGCTAGGCTCGTACACTGGAAGAGGATCTGGACTTCTTCCCTATATTCACACAGGTTTCCGACCCGCTTGGATTATTTTTAAAAGAGCTACAGGAGGTACTGGAGATTGGGATATTTATGATACAAAGAGAGATACTCATAACGTAGCTTTTAAAGAATTATTAGGTAATGTAAGTAATGGTGAAAGTGATTCAACAACTTTGTCAATTGACATATTAAGTAATGGTTTTAAATTGCGAACAACTAATGCTAACGGTAATGGCAGTGGTAACAAATACATTTACATGGCTTTTGCCGAACAACCTTTTAAGTTTAGTAACGGAAGATAGGAGATAACAATGGTTTGGAAAATAACAGATGGTGATGCAGTTGCTCCCATAGGTAAAATGTTTACTACAAAAGGAATAAAGATACCCCCTACATGGAACTCATGGACTGATGATAATAAGAAAAAACACGGTTTATATTGGGAAGATGACCCTGTTGTAGAATCTTTTGACAGAAGATTTTATTGGTCTAAAGATAACCCCAAGAATTTAGATGATGTAGATGCAAAAGACTCAGATGGTAATCAGCTTTATAAATCAGATGGGAAAACAAAAGTTATTACTACAGGTTTAAAGTCTCAATGGATTGTACAAACTAAGCGGACAGCAAATGATATGTTGGCAAAAACAGATTGGATGGTCACACGTAAAATGGAAAAGGGAGATGCAATACCCACTGCTACAGCTACATTTAGAGACAGTGTGAGAACTGCCTGTGACACTATAGAAACTAAGATAAATAATTGTTCTAATTTATCTGAGTTTATAGCTTTGTTTGATGTGCCAAAAGATAGTGATGATAAAGTGTCGGGCAATGCTCCTATATATGATTTTCCTAAAGAGACGTAAATGGAAATAGACGCAATGTTATTTTGGAATATTATATTGACAATGGTAGTTGTACCATTTGGGTGGGCATTTAACAAGATGTTCCAAGAAGTAAAGCGTATACAAATACTTTTAAATAAAACACGTGAAGAGTATGCACGTAAGGATGATGTCAAAGAAGATATGCATGACCTTATGGATGCAATAAAGAGACTAGAAGATAAATTAGATAAAATATTAATGGGAAGTAGATAATGGCTAGATTTGTTAAATTTAAACCTGAAGGTATGCGAAAGATAGCTGCTAAAATGGGATATACAGGTTCTATGAATAACTTTAACTCTTATTTAGATAAAAATCCTAATAAGAGACAAGAGATGAATATGTATGAATCTGTAGCACAACGAATGGCTAAAGGTGGTTATGTAAGAATGCAAGAGGGTGGTACTACAGATACGCAGTATAGTAAGCTACCACAAACTGAAGTTCCAACAGGAGGAAATGTAGGCTCTGATAAAACTATTGCAGATGCTACAGCAGATAGAATGCAAGACCCAAGATTACCTGAAGGTGGAGTAACAGTTCCTATAGGTACAGGAACAAACGAAAAGCAAATTGTTGATGAAGATGCAGGTCAAGTGTCAGGAGATGTAAATGTTGATGCTAAGACTGCAGATACTACGTTTGCCGATACTCCAAACCAAACAGGTGCTAACACAATAACTGCAGAAACATCTTCAGATAAAGTTAATTCAGCAATGGACACAGTAAATGCGGCTCAAACTAATCCTGACGATCCAAGAAGTAAAGTCCTAGCTGCAGAAACAACAGAATCTAGTGTTAGTGATTTAGATGCCGCTCAAGGCAAACATATTAAATTAGAAAACCCTACGCAAAGACAGATACAAGACGGTGAGCTTATTGACGGTGTAGCAAATGCAGAAAAAGCAGCTAAGTTTGCAGAACAAATTCAAGCAGCCGAAGCAACTCCATCAGCAAAAGCTACAGTACAAGGACAACTTTCAGAGTTAATGAAACAATTTGAAGGTGGCAACACTCCTCCTTGGGCATCAGGTGCTATGAGAGCAGTTGCTGAAAAGATGTCAGCAAGAGGATTGTCATCTAGTTCTATTGCTGGACAAGCTCTTATTCAAGCGGCTATGGAATCAGCTTTGCCTGTAGCTATGGCAGACGCTAGAACCTTCACAGCATTTGAAAGACAAAACTTATCTAATAGACAACAAAGAGCACTACAAGCGGCACAGCAAAGAGCTAAGTTTATTGGACAGGAATTTGATCAAGCATTTAAAGCAAGAGTTATAAATGCATCTAAGATATCAGATGTAGCTAACAGAAATTTTACTGCAGAGCAACAGATTGCATTAGAAAACAGTAGAGCTGCTAATACTATGAACTTAGCTAATTTAAACAATAGACAAGCATTAGTAATGGCTGAAGCATCAGCATTGTCTCAGTTAGATATGGCTAACTTAAATAACAGACAAAAAGCCGCAGTGCAAAATGCACAGAACTTTTTACAATTAGAGATGGCTAATTTATCTAATCTACAACAAACAGAATTGTTTAAGGCACAGCAAAGAACACAAGCTTTGTTTACAGATCAAGCTGCTATCAATGCTGCTAATCAATTTAATGCAACATCGCAGAATCAAACAGATCAATTCTTTGCTAATTTAGCACAGACAGCATCACAGTTTAATGCAACACAAGCTAATGCTCAGGCACAGTTTAATGCAGGACAGATTAATACTGTAGAAAGATTTAATGCTGAGATAGATAACCAACGTGATCAGTTTAATGCTACTAATCAATTAGCAATAGCACAAAGCAATGCAGTATGGAGAAGAGAGATTGCTACAGCCGATACAGCGGCAATCAATAGAGCAAACGAATTAAATGCTAGTGCCGTTCTTGACATGTCTAAAACTGCATATGACAACCTTTGGTCTTATTTTAGTGACTCAATGGAATGGGCATGGACTAGTGCTGACAATCAATTGGATAGAATAAACGCATTAGCTATAGCAAATATTAGTGCAGATGCTAAGTCAGAAGCAGCTAAATTGCAATCATCTTCAGCGGCAGGCACAGCATTAGGCAAACTAATTGGAACATTAGGAGCCGCTTACATTACGCAAGTTTTTTAATTTAGGAGTAAAAATGATAACAAATCACGCACAGGCAGTTATAAATTCTTTTGAAAGAATGAAACTTCCTAAACAACAAATTGAAAATAAAAAAGTAGGAATGATGGCAAGATCAAGACCCCCTATGCAAAGTATGGATAATGATGTTAAAAAGCAACCTGCAATAATAGCTAAAGAAATATATGATCATATAAAGAGTGCTAACATGAGATATAAAAATGGTGGAGATGATGGAACAATCGTTTGATAGACCTATTCCCGGAATGGGAATGACACATGAGGTAGGTGCTAGACCTTGGCAGAACCCTCCTACATATACAACAGTAGAAGAAGCTGTAAATTATTATGTAGAAAGAATGTCAACTGATCAATTTAGAGATCAGTTAATTGATGTCATGGAAATGGGTATACCATTAACAACTATGGCTAATACAATTCAACTAGCAAGCGTAATGGAAGGGGTGCATACTGTCGATGTGGGAATGATGTTATTGCCTATATTAGTAGAGTTGCTAAAGTCAATGGGAGATGCCTCTAATGTTCAATACGTAACTGGAATGGAAAAAACAGAGGGTGCAAGTAGTCCAACAGCACCTAGTTCAATTATTAATAATATGATGAGACAACCCACGGAAGAACAAGAAATGCAACCTCAAGAACTTTCAGTGGAAGAAGAAACAGATGATCAACCAATGGGATTAATGGCAAGGAGAACATAATGGCATTTTTAGGTAGTTTAGGAAAAGCATTAGGATTAGATTCTGAATTTGGTAAAGGCTTAATAGCAGGAACAGCAACAGGCTTTGCTGAAGGTTTTGAAGATGATATCAAAAGGTCAAAAGATAATGTTGATAATTTATTAGCTATATCTTACAAAGGTGCTGTAGCTGATAAGAAAAGAAGAGACCAAGAATTAAAAGCTAATAAAGAGATCATTGATGAGATTGTGGGAAATTTAAGTGTTAGTCAATCTAAAGACAAACAATCAGTTTTAGAGGCAACAAGAGGTTTAATAGATAAATACAACTTAAAAGGTGCTTTACAGTATTCTCAAAATTTAAAAACACAGTGGGCTAAAACAAATAGAGACCCTTTCGATGCTATAGAAATTGGAGAAAGAACTAATCATTCTACTCCCTTGAGTGCAGAGTTATTATCTGAATCCGTTACTGATCCAATAACTATTCCTGACATACAACAGATGGCTAAAAATGCTAATGTGGGTATAATGAAATTCTTTGGAAGCTCAGATGAAAAAGTAGAACGAATAGGTAATAGGGCAAAAGATATGATAAAAGCCTATGGCATAGACATAAACGCTAATAATTTAGATTTGCCTCCTGCCGCAAAAGTAAATATAAGTCCTCTTATAATGGGTACTTTAGATAATCCAGTGCATGAAATAATACGTATTCAAAATTATTTAGAGGTCAATAAAGATACAATAACTCCAAAAGAAGAAAAATTAGCACTTAGTATGCTTGATGCTCAAAGAGCTATTATAAATACGGATAGGAAAATAAGAGAAGCTAGAATCCCAAAGCCTTTGGACAGAGCAGAATATAGGGCATTTAGACTTGGTGTGTTAGAGCTATTTGGGCAAGAATTAAATTTTAAAGCTTCATATGATGAAAAGAAAGAAAAGTACGTAACACTTGGGTTACAAAAAGAAAAAGAAGAAGTAGTTTTTAAGTATGTAAATGACCTAATGGATAAAATAGATGATGCCGCTAAAGCAGGAGCAGTAGGTGCTAAACAAAATACTATGAGGATAATACAAGAAAGTATTTTTGGAAATAAAGCATTAACTTTAGTTGATGGTATATTAACCACAGATTCTACAACGAAACTTTTTAGTGATGAAGATGCTAGAATATTAGGAATGTCCACTAGACCATTAGTAGTTAATAATACAAGAACAGGGAATAATAATAATAACATTGTAGCTAATTTAGACTCTCAAAAGCTAGACCTTATACGAATAGTTAAAGAAAAAGGTTTTAATAGTCCAGAAGGAACAGAGGCTGTTGATGCTCTTACAGAGATATTGATTCAACAAAAAGAACTTACCCCTAACCCATACACTGATCAAAATCAAGCTAGAAGAGACGCTATAGAAGCAATAAAAAACACTGAAGTAGGAAACACACCTAGAGGTTAAAATGTTAGAAGATTATACAACTTTTCCAAAAGAAAAATTAACTAGAGAAAACTTAGTTAAAAATTTTAAATTTATTTCTGATGCTAGAGCATTTTTAGCTGACAGAGAAGATTATTATTCTGATGATCCTAACGAAGTATACGATAGATACTTAGAACACTTTAGATATCAAAATGTAAATGAAGTCACTGCAGTTAGAGACATGTATCAAGCACAAGATTATCAAAGAAAAGGAAATATTAAAGGTTTAGATCGAATGGGAAGGCTTATGGATACATTCGACAAACAAGATAGTGAATTTACATCAGAAACCTTAACCGATTACTTAGGTGGTATTTTCACTGCACCTTCTACATACGCTGGTATGTTTTCCTTTGGTGCTGGAAAAGGAGGTGCTTTAGCTGCTCAACAAGGAATTAAATTTGGTATAAAAGAAATAATAAAAAATGGTGCAAAAGTTGAAGGTAAAAATTTAACGACAGGAGCATTAAAAAAAGCAGGAAATTACTCTAGGTTAAAAGCTTTAAGAGAAGGATTTGCTAATGGTGGATATAAAGCTGCCATAGGTGCTGGAGTAGTAGACGCATTAGGTGCGGCTGGAACTGTTGCTGCTCAAGAAGAGACTAGAGTTACTTATGACCCTACTCGTGAGTTTGACAATTCAAATGTAGCATTTGCAGGAGCTATAGGTTTTCTTCCGGGATCACTAATAGGTGGTTTTACAGGATCACAAAAGGCTATTACATCTAATGCAGCAGAAGCATATTTACAAAATGCAATGAAAGAAAATAGAAAATTAATTCAATCTTCTTATAAGAATCACACATATAAGAATTTAAATGATACAGGTTCTGTAGGCAAATTAACTAGAGACCTAAATTCTAAATTAAAAAAAGTAGCATTGTCAGAATCAGCAGAAGAATCTTTAAAGTTAGGTAAAAAATTAAAAATTGATTTAGCTCCTGAACGTGGAACATTACTAAGTTTTGATAGCAAGTTAATAGCAAACATATCATCTGCGGGAGCAGAATTGTTGAACAAAATAGGACCTGCTCCTAACGTAACTAAAGGTAGTAGAGAAGATTTAGAAGAAAGAATAACTGCTAAAATAGCAAGAGGATTTAACTCACCTAATGAAGCAGATAGAAATGCAATGGTTGAATCATTTCAAGGTATTTTAAAAAAATATAATTTAACAGCACAAGAATTTGGAGCGTTATATTTAGCTGAAATATCAGAGGCAGGTAGAACATTGGGTGTGCAAGGAAGAATAGCTAAAAAAGAGGTAAAGGAGCTTTTTGGAAACTTAACTGAAATTGATAAGGGTCTGTACACATTAGGTAGAACAACAGAGATAGCTAGAGAAGGCATAAGAAAAAATGCAGACAGAGGTAATTTTCTTAATTCTATTGATGATTTTTTTACTTCTTTAAATAAAACTCGTATAGGTTTAATGACTATACAATTAGCAACAACAGTGCGAAACACAACTAATGGTTATTTAAGAAATTATGTATATGGTCTTAACAATTTTAATGCTGGTGTTTTAAGACAAGTAAAAGCTGGAGCATTGTTAACTGCAGGATTTTTAAGAAAGCCTACATTTAATTTAAGTGATGATTCTTTAAAAAGAGCAGGAACATTTGCCTCTAAAGAAGGAGTTGCTGATTTAAAAAATGCATGGAGTTCTGCATACTTAAAAGACATGGTTTTGGGAATGCAAAGTGAAGACACTGCAGTGTTAGTAAAAATGTTTAGAGACCCTAGATTAGGAAACTCAGAAAAAGCAGTAGAGCTTTTTAGATCATTAGGAGATATAGGAAACGCTACTAGTTCTAGGATAGGAACACAGAATAGTAGAATGATGAGAACAGCTTCTTTTCTAAATGGATTTAATACGTTTAGTGATAATATGTTTAAAGCCGCTATATTTTCTAGAGAGTTAAATAAACTAATAAGCCTAGACGCAGGTGATGTATTTAAAAAAAATGGAATAAACAATTTAAGTGATTTAGTTTCTCAAGGTAAACTAAAAATGATGGATGATAAAGCTATAGCAAGTGCCATGCAACAAGCTATGGATTTCACATACCAAACAGGAAGATTTAAAGGAAGAAAGGGTGGATTTAATACATTTGCTGACGGATTTATAAATATATTTAGCAGTAAATTAGGCTCTGCTTTTGTTCCTTTTCCTAGATATATGATTAATGCCTTCAGATTTGCTTACGAACATGCTCCTATAGTTGGACTATATGACGCAGGAGGTATACTAAATAAAGCAGGTGGAATAGATAGACTTTCAAAACAAATAACAGGTCTTACTACTCTTACTGCATTCTATGGAATGAGAGAGCAGTTAGGAGATGAGACCACAGGTGCTTATCAATACAAAAATCCATTTGGTCATGGAACATTTGATGCGAGAGCAGCTTTAGGTCCTTTCACTCCGTTTGCGGCATTAGCAGATTATCTTTATAGATTGGGAAAACCAAAAGGTTATTTTGAAAGAGAGTATGGATTTAGGTTGCATGACAACGATAAAGTGTCAGAGAAAATGAGTATAAGAGAATTGTCTACATCATTAACAGGTGGAGCATTTGGTAGAGCAGGTGTGAGTTTAGATATGATTGATGGATTAGCTAAAGTTTTAGCACAAGAAGGCAACTTATCTGATCAAACTAAATTTTCTGAGGCGGGTGCAAGATTTGCTGGAAATTATCTCAGCACTTTTGTTGTAGGTGCAGGAATGATTAAAGATGTATATGCTATGACTAATCCAGAGTATAGATTGTTAACAGACAATACAGATGTAGAGTTTGTACCTTACATGTTAAAACAAGCTACTAGATCATTCCCTATGGAAGCACACGCAGATGGTGATGGATTCTTTGAGAGACCAGTGCAAACATCTCCTTACAAATCTAGTGGTATAATGAATCATATGCCTCTTTTTAGACAAATATCAGGATTAACTCCACAAGAGCCAAGAAATACTGCACAAAAAGAATTAGATAGATTGAGATTAGATTATGTAGAAGTAGCACCTAGAAAGTTAGGAGACCCTGAGGCTAATAGAGATGCTAGACTATTTACTGGATATGCCCTTGAAGGCTACTTAGCAGACTATATAAATAGTCCTGAGTATCGTGCTTTAAAAAATGATTATCAAAAAAAGAAAGCATTAAAAATAGAAATGGCTAACATAAAAAATGAGGCATTGGCTTATGCTTTAAAAGAACAAGATTGGGATACATCAGAAGATATAGAAAGAAAAAATAAAGCTCGTTATCTTAAACTTAGATCATTAGATAGAAAAATAATAGAAAGAGAATGGAAAGACAGAAATCCTAATGACGAATTAGGACAAGATGATTATGGGGAATTATTAGACATAGGATTAGATTTAAGACTTATTAAAAGCAAACCTATATTGAAGTAATATATCTAAGTATACCCATTAACAAAGCAGTACACGCTACTCCGTTAACAAAAAGTAATGCTCTATCGTGCCAAAGATAAGCCATACCTGCAAGGCATGCAGTGCCTACGCAAGAGGATATTAGATCGTAGAAGGGAAACACACCTACTGCCCTGCATATTATCCCTGACACGATGAACATTGAACCTACCCATTTTAAATACCAAGATAGGTCATGAGTTGGAGTTATTTTTTGCATTGAACTCCTTTAACTTTTTAAAGGTTATTTCAGCTAAACTATTTATAAGCCTCAAGTTTTCTATGATTTCTTCTAGCTTTTTAGACGCTGTATTATTTTTTTGTTGCATAAATTTTTTAGCTTCTTCTTCTAGCTTCATTTTTTTCTGCCTGTCTATAATAGGCAAAGTTATAACCTCTCTGCCATTCCCTATGTTGCATGGTACTTTCGGGAAAGGGGTTCTTTTTATTTAATCGGAATCCAGTCAATCCTTGGTTGTACTGCAACTTTAATGGTGCATCATACTTACCCAAGCCTCGTTCCTTTCTACTTAGATTCTTTTGGTTTTTCTTTTGTTTTTGCATCTTCTTCTTTTCTAGGCTCTAAGTATTTTATAACCATCATTAGTTTATCGTCATACATAGAAACCTTTTCTAATTCTTTATCAATAGTTTCTATAACATCTGAGTGTTCTCCAACACCTACTGGCTGACGTAAATATACCTCTACATTAGACAAATGTTTATTTATGTTACCTACATAATAAGACTTTAAAGCCGCTACTAACATATCTCTCATTTATAACTCCTTAACTAGCTTCAATATCAACAATCTCGCATACACCCGCAGTGCAAGCAAGTTCTTTACTGCCACTTGTGCTGTCTTCTTTTTCAAAGTCTCTTAACTTTTTCCAATCAATAGAAGGTGGCATTTTATCCATAAGTTTTTTGTATTCTTTTTCATCTATGTCCTGATAAGGTGCTTGTTTGTATGTATGTTCACTAAAAGGCAGAAAGGAAATACCCGATACTGAATCAAAATTTTCATACACCCAAGCACCCACTTCCATCCATTCATGCTCTTTAACAGAAACAGTTATTGATGGTTTATGTTCGCACCAATACTTCTGATATTTCAACCAAAAGTTTAACTGTTCTATAGCAGTCATGGCTGTCCGTGTCACTGCACCTGATGGTGCTTTCATTGGGAAACTAAAAACTACCACACTATCAGGTTTCATAACATCAGGTTCATTAGGAATTTTAGACTCTTTCATAAACTGTGTCAAGGGATCTTTATTATCTCCTCTAACAGTTCTGACATAATATGGATTATGTCTTGCATGAATGCCACTAGCACTATCAACTAACTGTGAAACAGTTCCTGAAGGCTTAACACAAGTTATAGCAGTTGATTGTGGTATTCCTAAATCTTTGGCTATCTTTTTATTTGTCTCAACAGCTACGTTTTTTAACTCTGTTAAAGTAGTTTCTAAGTTTGGATTATCTTTTAATACTTCACAATCTAATATGCCTGTAAGTGAAACACCTAATAGTCTTTCTTCTTCAGTGTTGTCCTTCCATACTTTGCGTAAATATTTAAATTCCGTAAGAGTAGATTGAAATGTGCCTAAAATTGTAGCTAATCTAACTTTCTCTTTTAATGAATTAATATCATCTTGTTCACGTGCAACAACTTCAGTTAAATTACAAAATTGATATGGTCTTAGTATTATCTCACTGCAAGGATTACAACCAAATTGTATGTAATCTAAAGGTAACACAGGCTTTTCTACCAAAGCATATTTTCTTCTTTTATTTTTAGCTGCTTGTTTGATAGCTGATTCTCTATTAAAAATGCCACGCTCTCCTGATTTAGATTCATATAAAGCTGTCCACTCTCTCATAAATGTACCCATCTCAGGTTTACCTTTAAATGCTACAGAGTTATTAGCTAATGCTCTTTGCCCTTCATTCTCCCACCATTGTCCTGACTTTGCATGTCTCATTTGATCATCACCTAAATTAGATAAAGATATAAGTGCAGAACGTCTAACACCACCAACAACTACAACTTCACCTATCTTGCACATGATGTCATGACATTCAATAGGATATAATCTTCTGCCTGCAGCTTTTTTAAATATAGCAACACAAAAATTATATAAATCGACTAAAGGTTGAGGGCCGCTTGCTCTACCTCCAAATGTTTTTAATCTTGCACCTGCGGGTCTTACTTGTGACACATCAAGTGATGGGATTTGACCTACATATAACATAGCAATAAGCTCACGAGTTGCCCTTGCCCATCCGGGTCTACTGTCAGCAACAGTTATTACAGTTGTACTATTTTCAAAATGCTCATTGACTACAGGTAGTTTATCTACATTCTCTCTTTCAACAGAGAATCCTACACCTGTACCACACATAAGGATATACATACACTCATCAAATGAACGAGGACTATCAACAGGTATGTAACTGCAATTATAACCTGCAACATGACATCTGTCTAAAGCAACACCTGCTGTCATTAATGCTCTCATACTAGGCATGACACCTAAAGACATAATACTGTCAGACAATTTCTGACGCAAAGCTTTTGTTAAAACATAATTATGTTTACTAAATAAATGATTATCCATGTAATCAAAATATCTTCCTACGGTTTCAGCCCATGTTTCTCTTCTTTGCTCATCATCTTTCCATCTTGCATATCTAGATAGTGCAATAAAGTTTTGATAATCTGTTGGTAAATAATTGTTCACTTATTTCTCCTTAGTGTCTATTTTTATGCTTATTAACTTAAATCCCCCAACTTCATGTATTATATCCTTTAGATAGTCGTAAATCTCTGCACCTATATCTCCGTCTGAGGGTACGGGATATTCTTTTGAATCAACAGAGATGGTCATCGTAATTTTAACTTGTATCATTTTCCTTGAGTTCTTTTATTAGCTCATTGAGATACCACTGTGCTTTTTCTAAATCTTGCACACCGTCTTTATACTGATATCTCCAAATATATTTCATTATATTGCCTTGAAGATAATATTTAAAACCTTCTCCTAGCATTGCCTTTATAGCTTGAATGGTTTCTATACCAGCTTTATTATAATGTGGTGGACTATTAACCATATCCGTTTGTTCTTGCGACTGTTTCATTTTTCTATACTCATTACCTACTTGACTATATATTCTTTTTATATCTTCTCTGTACATTCCCATTATTTCATACCTTTATTTTTAAAATCTACAGCTATAACATTATCATAGTTTTTATGTTTTTTGTAAATAGTTTTATTGTAATCAATTAAATAGTTTTCCATAATTGTAGCAACATGTGGATGATCATCCATAACTGGAATAGCACATGAAACTAGTTGAGCGAGATGAAGTAATGCAATCCTACTGTCTTCATCTAATTTAGATTCAGGATTACATATTATATTAAGCTCTACGTCACCACCCCAATAGTTTTTATCTACTCTTGGTTTTAACTCTATATAAATAGCGTCTTTGTTTCTTTTAAATATACTCATTTTTTTCCTCTCTTTATTTTTCTACCTGAAAATTTAATAAACTTCAAGTGGTTATTTTTCCCTTTTTCTTTAAGCCAATCTTCTGGTATTATTCTGTCGTAATATCTAAAACCATGTTTAGTACACCACATACCATAAGTTGACCTTGAACCTTTATATAATTTTGAATTACTGTTTGTAAATACAAAACGAATATCTAAGTTAGGATGTTGTTTTTTTATAGCTAAATGTTTTCTTCTATCTGTAGCTATAAACCTTCCTTTTGTTTCAATGATTATACCATTGCCTAATATAAAATCAGGGGTATAGGTGCGATAACACAAGTCTTCCCATTCTATCTTGATACTTTCGTATTCAAAATTGGATTTGCACTTTAGGAGGAGTTGTGCAATCTTGTGCTCTAAACCACTCCTATACCCATTCTTTATAGCTACTCTTAAAGCACTATGTCTAGTCAACTTACTTCCATATTTTAGTTGCTTCTTTTTTCATCCTATCAGACCACATCCACGAATCTGTATTAGGATACTCTAAGTTAGCTAATTCTTCTTTATCATCACTTAACGATAAAAATCTTTGTATTGTTAAAGCTGCTTTCTTCAGTTGATTCTTGTATTTATCTAATGATTTTAAAATAAACTTTTTATGATCTTTAGGACTAACAAAAAACAAATGCATCTTCTTGTCTGGATAAGCCATTGAATATAAAGCCATTTGTCTAAGTTGTGCTTCTGTAGGTTGACTTGGCAACCTAGTTGTTGTTTTTAAATCGACTACAGTGTCATCAAACAAAAAATCAACGTAGCCAATAATAGGAATCGGAAAGTCATCTAACATCACCTCTACTCTTTCTTGATATCCTTTTACCTTAGGATATTTGAAGTTTTCATCTATAACTTCGCCAAACTTTACTAATGACTTTCTTTCTTTTTCACACTTAGGTTCTGCAAGATCAATGCCAACTTCAGCACATAAAGAGATAAACTTTTTATCTAAGCCATCAAAATCAAATGTTCCTTTTTCTTGTTTCTCAGATAAAGTGTGCTCTAAGGCTATACCTCTTAAAGCACTTGCTCCACCTGATGATTTCATGCCAAACAAATATCGCATAACCCATAAAGGTTTGTCATTGATATATGTATTTATACTACTTGGAGATAAATAATTTATGTTATGGACACTAAAGGGATTATTAGATTTAGCCACTACTTATCAACATCAATGTCTATAAAATCCTCTACAGTTTCTACATCAGCGGCAGAAGGATTCTTTTGTTCAGTTTGAACTTTTTCTTCCCATTGCTTACAGATGTAATCATTAAAGTTCTTTATAAAATCATTGAAGTCGTGAAATAGTTTTTCGTCTTCTTCTGTTATCTCAAACTCCTCACTAAAATCTACTTTAGCAGTTGGAGTATAAAACTTACTTCCATTAGGTAATGGATTCTCTATAGTGTTATCAAAATGCAAAACATACTGTAGTGGTAGTTTTGATTTAGCTGAATATTCAGCAAACCTATCACCTAAAGTTTTAAATGCATCCTTGTTATCAATCTCCCAAATAAAAGGATAAGCTGCAGTTACTTTATCGCCTACAGGCTGACCATTTTGATCTACTGCATCTTCCAAAGATACTGTTCCAAATATAACTCTAACTCTTTTAATTTGCCTAATTAAGTCTTGCATGTCTGGAGAAAGAGCTTTGAAATCTTCTACATAACCTGAAGGCTTGCCACAATTAAACTTTCCTGTGTTATCTTTTAAATCCATATTTAAACTATCTGCCATAATAGTTCTATGAAAAGAACCTTTAGGTTGCCCTTCTTTAGCACCCATGTTAGCAACGTATCTTCTTAACATAAACCTTTGCATAAAAGGTCTGAGCGTCATAGTCTTTGCATATATAAACTCTGATCCATCTTCGCCAACTAATTCAAGACGATAGCTACCACCTTCTATTATCTCAACATTGGATAGCTTGCCATTGACTTCTACTTGACCCATAACAGGTGAATGCCAAATTCTTAATCTATTTAAATTGCTTGTTTTCTTAGGAACTTTCCTATCTGTAGCTATACCCATTGCTCTTGCAAGGTTTTCGTAGCTATCAGTTCTTATGTTTGCTAATTCATTCATGAATTTCTCCTTATATAAAGTAACATAGTTTTATCACGAGACATCTTTTGTGTCAAGCCAGTTGTTGCCCATCTTAGCCTCCAACAACAAAGGTATATTAAAATCAATATTATACTCTCTATCAATAATTGATTTCATATCTGTGTTTACAGATTTAATGATGTACAATACCTGTTTCTCTTCTTCGGGGTGTACATCAATTACAATTGAATCATGAACTGTGTTCACAATACAAGACTTACAAGTTGATAACCTTTTATCTATTTCCATTAATATCAATGGCACAATGTCTGCAGTTGCGAAACTTTGTACTGGATAATTTTTTATCTGTGTAAAATTACTAACTGAACCATTTCTTCTTCTTTGTATATTTGGAAAAGAAAACTCTCTGCCTGATGGTATCTTAATTTTATTTGTTGTTACAGCCTCTTTAGCCAATCGGGAATGCCAAACTGCGATCCCTTTGTACTTTTTCGTGAACTGTTCGTAGTACGAAGCCTCAGCTTCCGTTCTTCCAAATCCTGTCGCACCATACAACGGAGCAAAGGTATGTGCTTTAGCTTCTTGCCTAGTCGTGAACTGACCTGATTTCGTAATAACGTCAGCAGTGTACGAATGTACATCAAACCCTGTTTTAACTTCATTTATTGCTACCTCATCTTGTGATAAATATGCGGCTGTTCTAAACTCTAACTGTGCAAAGTCAGCCTCTAAAATCTTGCCGCCTTCCCAACGTGAAACAAAAACCTTCTTAACTGGAAACGTGCCACCTCTAGGCATGTTCTGCATGTTAGGATCTGCTCCACTAAATCTTCCTGTCGCTGTTCTATGTTGTAATAGTCTTACATGTAACATTCCATCTTCCTTTGTGTGTACTTTTATTCCCTCTACAAAAGATGATAAGTATGTATCTAATGCTGACAATCTCTGTATATCAGTTAAAAAGTTAAAAGCCATTGTTGAGTTTGTCCTCTTTGTGACATGTTGTAAAACTTCTAACATTTTTTTATTAACACTAAATCCGTTTGCACTTGCCCATTTTACATTTGGTGGATTAAATTTAAACCCTGCAATCCTATCTTGCTTGACAAAGATGTAGCCATTGCCTGAGCACTCAGCACATTTAGGAAGTCTTGCATAGGGTGTTCCATCCTTTTTAACTTTATGTATTAATCCTGATCCACCACAAGTATGGCACTTTTCAGCTTTAGTTTTGTATATGATATCTGTATTCATTTTTACCAAGTTGGTAAATTTTGCTTTATCCATGTGTGGTTCAAAGTTATTCATCCAAGTTGTTTTATCTTTTGGTTTTCTACTGTAAAGAATCCAAGACATTTGTTCTGGACTATTGAGATTGATAGGAGTGTCGCCCATTAAATCTTTTACTTGTATCTTTAATCTTTGTTCTATCTCTAACTTTTCTTTTTGAAACTCTGTCTCTACAGATTTAAGTGTATCTGTATCAACCTTAAACCCCCTACGGTATATCTTTGCTAATGCTACAGATACTTTGTTGGTAAAAACAACTGTGCTCATAAGTCCTGCGTCTTGTTCAGAGTTTAATCTTTTATTTTGTAAATTGCAAAGCTCTTGAGTTGCATGCAGATCAGCAGATAAATATTCTTTTAATTCATCTCTTGGTATGCCGTCTACACCTACACCTTGATCGAAGTAATGTTTTAGTGTTCCTTCTTTCTTTGTCGGTAGATCATGTCTTAT